GTTCGAAATTACCTACGCCGCTACTTGAGAAAAGGACCCGTGCAATTGAGAATCAACTGAGCGCCTGAGAATGAGAATCATTCCCACCATCCGGGGCAAGAATGAGAATCATTCTCAACTGTGCTGCAGCGGAATGAGAATCAGAATCATTCTCACCAGCGGGGGACGGGCTGCGGCCTGCAACTGCGACGCATTCTCAAGTTACAATATGTGACAATAACCCCCAGTGGTAGGAGTTTATGCTATAGTAACCGTGTGAGCAATGTGCTCACATTCCCAATCGCAGTTCATTAATGAAATTGTACACGATTCTCAAGGCTCAGCATGAAGAACTGGGTCGCAAGTTAGAAGAAGCAACTAGGCTCAACAATGCCCACATCGAAAGATGTAATCAGTTGCTCGCAAAGTTAAAAAAATTAAACACCGTTGAAGTGTAAACATTTGGGGGGCAATTGCTCCCCTTTTTTTATGGCACAAAAAAGCCCGGCATTAACCGGGCGGAAGCGTATGGGGCGGCGGTCAGTCTGCGGTCAATACATCGCAGAGTGAGGAGAGCATGTCGCGATAGTCGTTCAACAGTTCGGCCGTTGTTTCTGACATAACACCGGCATTCAGATCACCGTCAACTTCGCCGATCTGGTGAGCGATCATCCGGAGCAGGCAGGCGATTTGCAGCGGTTCAAGCGTGACGGTTTTGCTACTCATTGCGCAGCCCCCGCAATGGCCGATTCGGCGCGGCGCTTGGCTGTGCCATGGGCGAGAAATGCGATGATGACCCGGCGGCCACGCTTGTGGCAGAGTTGGCAATCGGCGCACGTTTTGGTGTCAGACCGTTGGGCGGGGCAAACTAGAACGCGATTCTTGGCGGCCGTTTGCCACGTGACGCGGCTCTCATCCGATGGCACAGTCAGCACGGCGGGCAGGCCGGACGCAATGGCAGAATCAGCGGCCGCTTCCGTTTCGGTGGAGACGTTAACGGTGAAGCCGTTACGGTTTGCTTGACGCAATAGCGAGAGATTCTCGCCGATTGCCAGACCGTGGTGCGTGTACGTGTAACCACGGCGGCCACGGTTTGCCGTGATGATCGCCCGCATGAATCGCCGGGAGATTTGGCCTGCAGTGTGCGGGAGATCGCCGGCCTGATTGTGCCGCCAGAGTTGACCGACTGGAAGCGCCGCAATATTGGCAAGGAAGCGGGCAAGCGGCTCACCACGATCGCCACGGGTGACCGCGTCCCAATGGTGCTTCATTGGGTAGTTGGCCGCGTAGCATCCCCCGCCGCGATTGAACGGGCAAGACGCGGGGCAGGTTACGGCGCTGGACGTGCTGACCGGGATCGGCCCGGTTTTGCTGTTTGTACTGACGCGTGATAGGTGAAAGCGCAGCGATGCGAGAGTTGGCATGGCGTTGTTGCGATTGGAGAGGCTAAGGCTTAGGCGCTGAACCGACCGGGTGACATACGGGCGGCTTGTTGGCCTTGCTTTAAAAGCGAGCGGTAAGTTGACTGGCTAACGGTGACGGCATGGCATACGGCGGCAACGTTGCGCAATTCAGGCGGCACGGCATGGTGCCCGGCGTAGCCTTCATCCCAAGCGCCGACAAGCTGGCCAAATTCATCAAAAGCGGCAAAGACGCGGCATGGGTTGCCGTTGCGGTCGTTTGTCGCCTTGAACAAAACAACAGTGTGCATGGTGTGGTTGCGATTGAACAAAAAAGCCCGCATAAAAGCGGGCAGGCGATCAATAAAGACGGCGGCCGCAATTGCCTAACAGAGGCAGCACGGGCAGGATCAGCAAAACTGACAAAACGGGGGCAGTGCTGAGGCAGGCTGCAACTAGCAGAGCGGCGGCGGCGGTTTCACGCATGATTCAGGTTTGCGATTGGACGGGGCAGGATGCTGCCCATGCGATAAAGATACAACACCTATCACTAGGTGTGCCATGGGCTAGGCCGGTTTGCAGACTGGCTCAGATCATGCCCAAAATGCGGAGCCACGAATCCGGGTGATCCGGCTCGCAGTCATCATCGCAAGGCGTGCAGGCGACCGAACCTAAGGCCCAATCTTCCAATTCACCCATTAACGGTATCTGGTACCAGCCAACAAGATCATCGAACGTCTCGCGATAATTGGCGCCTTGGGGCATCCAATAGAGCCACAAGCTGCCAGACGGCTTGCGTTGAATGGCGCCGTTGTATGGCACGCGGCCTGGAGCGGGGATGAAGTCTGGCTCGGCATCAAACTGTTGTGATGCCTCATCATCGCTCAGCGGATCGTATCCCATGGCTCGAGCCACGGCGGTTTGCACTTGGGCCGGCGTGGTTGCGGCCTGCAGTTCATCCATGGCTGAACGTTTGACGGGTCCGGCTGGCTGGCTGGTTCCGTTTTGAGCAATGGCCAGATCGTTCAACCACTGGCTTGAGTGCGGCCAACCATTCAGCGAACCGCTAGCGGGAATAACGGCAAAGGATGCATCCCATAAACGGGCAAGTGCAACGGCAGCGGTTTTGCTGCCACTAAATCGGCGGCAAGCGGCCATGCCAGAGGCAGTATGGGTGATGGCCCAATCTTTTGGCAGGTTGCTGGTTTTGCCGTCAACTATCGGGCGATGCACGGCAAGCGATGAGCCGAGCCAAACAGTGGGCACGGTGTGGTTGCTGGTTGCGCAGCGGATTGTGATCTGGGCAGGCATGGCAGTGTTGCGGCGGTGATAGTGGGGGATGGAACAGCACGAATAGCGGCAATGCTCTCGCCGGGCAAGACGGGGCCGTTCATGGTTTTGAGATCGCCCGTTGCGATTGGTGGTGGGCGATGCATGAATGCTACCACCTATCGGTAGGCGGCAAGCGATGCGAGCCAGAATTTAGGCCGCTTTTGCAATCGGCACAGTGTGCGGCATGGTGCGCCGGTTCGATCCGTTGTGCATTGTCTGGCACGCGGCGGGCTGGGCAGGCTATGGGCTGAACCTAGGCAACGGTCGCGCCATTGCGCCCCATATATAAGGAGAACCGCCCCGATCAGCCGGGCGATTGTGCGGCAGGCATGCTGCGCCCGTTGCCGTTGACAATGAGTCGCAATTGCAGGATTGCCGGGAGCCGTGCGGTCCGCTGAGAATGATTCCCGTTTTCACGTTTGACCGGGCGGCGCCACCCCGGCACCCCACAATTGAGAATGATTCTCATTTTTGCCTGTACTAGTACACCAGTACTACTTTTGAACAGGTGTACTACCGCAAATCGTGTACCTCCTATAAACGGTTACCCCGCAAGTCCCCAAATTTTTTAGGCCGAATACGGCAAATCGGGCACGCTTAATAAACGGTCATGCCGCAAGTCCCAAAAATTTTTAACGCGCCGTTGCAATTGCCTGTGACAATGCTTGGCCGAATTCTTTACTCCAATTGTTTCGCGCATAGTCATAGCCAATTTTGGTAAGCGGAAACGAAGCCTTGCCTTGAGGCGGGCGATTGACGAACCAAAAAATCGCACGATCCTTTTCGTAACCTGGGTCAACATTGGAGCGATAAATGCCCGGATATAGGTAGCCAGTTTTTGTGCGACGTGTTTTTGTAACTGCAAAATATTCAGTAGTGTTTTTCTTTTTGTTGGCGTGACGAGCAAACGAGAACGCAGATGAATCTCTAAATGCTCGCAAACTGTAAAGGATTTCGGTGTATTGACCAGGCATCATGTTTTTGTATTGATTGAGCCTGATGTAGTCAGATTGCGTGGGAATTGCGTACATATTTGGGCTCATAATTTGTTTATAGACAAGTGATTTCTGAAATCTCGTGTAATAGGCGGGACCGCCTTTGATTTGAGGTAAAAGGTATTTACTGGCTGGGTTTCCTTTGGGCGCAAACTCTTTCAATCCCACTTCAATTGAAAGATCTTCTTTGCGGCTTGCTTTGATGTACAAACTGTTGAGCGTAAAAGGTACAGGCCGATCAAATGTTTGGCTCATCGTTGTGCGTAATTCATCGCGGATGTTGACCGCCATGCGATTGAGCGCCAATGAAGCCGCAAATGGAACCTGATATTGATTAATGCGCTCAAGCTTGCGCATGACGCCATTTAGATCGAATTCAACAGCGTCAGCCATGATGCCTCCTGCATGACACCAGCATAAAAAAATCACCCCGGTGAAGCCACTGCCTCAGCGCGGGGCGATCCAATCGCAAACTCAGTGTAGCACCTCATGGTCTGAACGGGAGATCCGTGGTGTCCATGACGGTAATCAAGACGCCTGGCGGCTCCTGCTTAACGCAATACCGCTTGTGGGCATTGATGCTGTAAACCAGCGAGTCATCGGCGATCATGCCGGCGTAGACGAGACTGTCGAGCACGCCACGGGTCAACTTGTCAAGATCTGGGCGGGTGATCTTGTGCGTTGGTGCGCGACCCAGCAGGTTGCCGTTTTTGCCGAAATGATTTTTCGGACGCGGAAAGCAAAACACCAAAGAAACACCAACAGGCGTGTCAATAACTGACGTGATGTTTTGCTGTTTGGCATCAGCAATGATCTGATCTCGCCATGGCTTAAGCGCCTTGCAGGATTCAATCATGCGACCACCACCAACATGTCGTTTGCTGCCTTGTGGAGCAGGAATGCCAATGGTTTTCCACGAATACGACTGATTCATTGAAAATCTGGCAGTGTTTCCAGTGCGCGGCGGATAGTGTCCAGCGCAACGTCATCCAGGTGATCTCCGTGTGGGTCATTACAGCCATTGACCAAGGCAAGCGCCTGCTCCTTCAAACTCAGTGGCTTGGGGCGGCGGGCGTAGTGAAGTTCTTGCGTAGCAAGGTCATAGCCATGCTCAAGCAGCCACTCACAGCACGCCTCCAGCTCCTGATCAGCACCCCAGCGGGCGGCTTGGATAGCAACAAACTCAGTCATATTTGCGTGCTTGACCTTGGCGTTATACCAAGCATCAATCCACTCCTTCATTAGCTCAGGCGGTGGGGTGATCGGGTGTTGGTCAGTCATTTGTTTGTCAACGTCAGTTTTTTTGCCTGCCATGCGTATTCGTCTCGCTGCATGATGTACTCGTGCGTGAAGACATTAGTGCCACAGGTACGGCATTTCAGGTGACGCAGCGTGTGATCTTCGCATGGGTAGGTTTTGACCACGCGCATTGACGTGGAGCCACATTCAGAGCAAGTGTGTTTCATGGGTTGATACGAACGAAGTGATAACCACCAGCGCGGTGACCTTTGCGGATGGCGCGGGAAACAGCAGTTGTGGTGACAAAAATGGCGCGGGCGGCGGCAGTTTGTGATGGGTAAATTTGCCCGGTTTCAACGCAGCGCACGCGCTTGGGTTGGCATGTGGGCACGTAACGCTTGGGGTATTGAGTCAAGATCTCGTCAACAAGTTCTTCGTCTTCGAGAACAAAAAACAGGTTGATGCGTTTGAAACCACCAAAGTACGCCATGTGACTGCGTGCAAATTTGCGCACGTTTTCAGGTGTGAAGTATTGCGGTGAACCTTTAACGGCACGATTTTTTGTGCCGCGTAAACCACGCGCAATCCAGTACTTGATGATGTTTTTATGGACGCCCAAAGCTTTGGCAAGATCGTGAGTACTTAGGTATTTGTACGAAGGCTCGAACAAGTAACCCAAGTGATTGAGTTTGTTTTTAATGGAATGCGTTGAGCGTTCTTCAAAGCCTTGGTCAATGTTTTGATTGTTAAAAGTACGAACCAAGATTTCGAGTGGCATTGATTCAGCTAACTCCTTGAGCAGTTGAATTTCGCGCTCATCCCAAGCGCGACGTTGCTGTGCGTAGTACTTTGTGCGGCATTTGATTGAACAAGTAATGCGAGTGGATGTTCGGCCTTTGCTGATGGTTTCAAGCTTGAAACGAAGGCCGCAAACTTTGCAGAAACGAAAACGACGTAGGCGAGGCAAGGTTCAAACGGACAGGAACTCAGACGGAGTGCGGGCAATCAGGCGCATGCAGTTGACCACAGTTGCGCCGTCAGGAACAAATGGATCGTTCGGGTTGCTCATGGCGGCTTCCAAGATGTCGCACAGTTTGTCGATTGCTGCACGGGCTTGACGTTGCGCTAATTCCTTGGAGTTGTAAGCAAACTGACTACTGATGGAAGCAGCAACGATGTCGATAACATTCAAGTTATCAAACGAGTCAGAAATAGATGAAATGTCAGTGTTCATTGGATTTGAATTTGTAATTTTGCAATCTTTAAGATGTTGGGCAATGGCAACTTGAATTTGGCGTAATTGCTCTGTAGTGAAGCCAGCCATTAACTTGCACCCAAATACAAGGCACCGATTAATACAGCGATCAAGATGCAGATGGCAAGTGTTGCTGTTGTTGTCATGCCCGCACCGTCCAGAAAGGTGTGCCGACTTTTTGCACTGCAGTGCCAAGAGCCTTGGCGGTGTCTTCGAGTTCTTTTGCGTTTTCGCGTGCAGCAATTACATCAGCGCAATCGCTGAAGTCATAGGTGACGCGTCCAGGTGAATACACGAAGTTAATTTCTTCGTATTTGTAGGTGTTGTCAGCATCAGTCTTGAGGTGATCAAGATCGCCAGCGAGAACGTGCTGTGTCAATTGCATTTGCAGATCCTTGATTTCAGATTCAAGGACACGCTGTTGATACTTGAGCGCGGCTAACGTGTTTAACCGCTGTTCGGCAACGCGTTGATAATTGTCCATCTGTAGTCGATTGATGAAGTTGCAGGAAAGCAGAGAAGACAAGAGCAAAGGTCAGAAAAACAAACGGGCGCATCGTTCTTGCAATTCAGAGGTGTCCTCAGTGGGTTCAGGATCAGTGGTGTCATGCCACTGAATCTTGTTCCACATGTGGCTGTACTCCTTGAAGGCGCGTGCCTTGGCGTCGAAGAAGCTGTAAGCGTCAACGAAATCAAAGACGTTGGCTTCTCGAATTTCGAAGTAATAACGTTTGGTGTTCATGATTGATGGCGGGGACGATTGGGAACCCCGTGACCATGATCATGACACTCCTAGCGGCAGGTGTCAAGCGTTTTGCAAGGAAAACGCCGTAAGTCGTTGAGTCCAATGAGTCTCATGCCGCTCCAACTCTTTGCCCGCTGCCCCAACCGGGAAAGCCGGTTGATCAGGAAAGACGTACAGCGCCATGAAGCGGTTCACTTGGATGCCGTAGTTCTCGAATAGACATTGGCGATACGCCTGCATCTGGCACATAGCCTCATCACTGATCTGCTTGGTCGGCTTGACCTTATTGGGCGCTTTGGTCTTGAGGTCAAACAAGACGAACTCGCCATTCAGCTTGAGCAGTGCATCCAAAGTCCCAGCGAACGGCACAATGCCTTCATCACTGCAAACCTGATGCTCAGTGCAAACGACGTGATCTAAAGACTTCCAGATTGGCGCGGCAATGATGCGTTCACACCAAGGCGCAATTGCCTCAGGAATCTCAGGTGATTCTCGAAGTAAGAATTTCTCAAACCAGTCGTGAATCTGTGAGCCACGTCGAGCAGCTTGATCACGTGTCTCATCAGGATCACCACCTTCGGCGATAATCTTTGCCTTCCAGCGACGCAGCGCCATCTTGGTCGCTTCTGATTGCGTAGCCGACAGGATTGACGTAATGCTGCTGTAGCGCAGTTCAGGCCGCTGCTCATTCCAGTAGTAGCGCGGCTGGCCTACCGGATTGCGCTGAATCAGTGGTAGGCGTTGCAACGGCACGCAATCGCTACTGCTTGTGATAAGAGTAACGACTGTCACAGAACAAAGTCATCCTGCTGATTGTCTTTAACATCACGCAGCAGGTTGCGGTACTGAGGTAAATCGCCCGTCAGTTTTGCGGCCATTGGATGACGTGACCACTCCTTGAGCGTCTGCGCAGTGCCTGGAGGCGCCTGATCAAGGCTGTCCACGGTCCAATAACCTTTTTCGACGCCATCACGAAGTGCTTTAATCGCATCGTATTTGCTGAAACCTTGAAGACGTTTCATAAAAACCATTCCTGCTGCGATTGAACAAGAAGATCATCAACAGATTTTGTGAGTTGATCTTTTTTGATGATTAGAAATGGTGTCCCAGAACCTGAAACACCACGACCATCGTGGATGCGACTGGTGGCATTTGGTATTTCGTCAAGCTTTAAATACGCCCACTCAAGATTTGGTTGATTGAGGTGAAAAACAAAATGCAAAGGCAGGCCAAGCCGATCATTAACAAGAGCGGCTAAATAACAACTGACCTCGACAAATGCTGCATCTTTGTCGGGCTTTGTTGATTTAACCTCTGCAAAAAATTGCGGCTTTTTATTGTACACGCAAAGCGCATCTGCATCCCAACGGCAAAGCGCCGGAAAGTTATTGCCAATGCCACGTTTGTAAACATGCCGCCAATTTTCAGGCAGTAAGTCAATCTTTTGCTTGGCATAATCGCTGTTGCTTGAGATTTCAATGCGCCGCAAATCGTTTTGCAGTGCATTATCTAAACTGCGCTGACCATACATATGCGCATTCCAAAGAGCCTTGGAATTGATGTAATCCAAAAACGCATATTCAGTTTTGTGGCCTTTAACAAGGCGTTGCGATGAGGCGTACATCAGAACTCAGTCTCCTTGTAAGACCCAAATGAGTTGAGCGATCCCCATACCTTGGCCTTGATGGCAGCGGTCTGCTCAACCTTGGCTTGGGGGTGTTGGACAAACTTGCTGGACATGGGGCTGGTGGGATCCTCGGCGCCGGTCATGGGCACAAACGTCCAGTAACAGCCATCTGAGTCGTAGCGGCCAATGGGATGGCCATGGACAGCGTTAGGCGGCGGCGTGGTGCTTTTAGACGGGGCGTAGCTGGCCTTGCTGGACTTCGGGTCAGCCGTTGCCCAGACGTACATCTCAGCAAATTCAGGTGCGTACAGCTTCATCAGTCGTACACCATGTAACCGTTGATCATCCGGGGCCCAGCAGGCACGTGGTTTTCCAGGTGAACCGCGTACCGCTCATCGCGAAGCCACCGGAAAGCGTCTGGAAGCGGTGCACACCACTCATCCTGCATCTTTGCCTGCTTGACCTGCTCCACGGCTCTTCTAGCGGCTTCCAGCAGCCTCTCCGGCGCTTCCGTCTTCACGGCCTCCTTCCACTGCTCAAACGCCTTGTTCTTGCTTTGGGCGTTGGCCTTGATCGGAGCGCGTTGGTACTCGTTCCAAAAAGCTGTAAACGCCTCGTCGTAATCGGGTCTTACGCGCTTTTTCTTAGCGGTTTGCAGCTTATATTGATTACTTGTATTTAATTCTTCTTCTAGATTAATAGAGATAGAAGAAGAAGTAGAGGCTACGCTCGCTTTCGCTCGCTCCGCCAGCGTAACAGGCGTGTCAACCGCTTGCTCGAGCAACAAGGTGCAAAACGTAGGCAGCGACAGCGATTCGGGTTTTTTCGTGAGCAATTTTTCCGCTACGGCGTCCGGTAAACGAAGAAAAAGTGGCTTTGCCATTGCTTGCGTTTTTTAGCAGATTGCAAGGTTTGCTGGCGGAACGTAGCACGGGTCTTACGGCTAAGCAAGCTTGCAATTGTTAGCAGTTTGCAATCGAACACAGTCTTAACAGACTTTTTTGAGACGCAACCCAAGGCCAAAAAAGTGGGTATGTTGGTCTGGTACTACAGCCATCAACCATGGCCATCAAGCCCATCACTCTCAGCACTCGCGGCACCAACACCAAGTCCGTCATGATCCAACTGGATGAGACGCTGCACCAACGACTCAAAGTCGTGGCAGAACAGCACAATCACACTGTTGCCAGCGCCATCCGGGAAATCCTGGAAAAAGGTGTTGAGCAGGTCGAGGCGAACGCCTGATGTCAGATCTCGCTCCCGTCTACCCCAACCTGGCGGGAGCCATCACTGTTTCTGACGTAAAGCAGAAAGGTACTGGCTCCTACGCCGCTGATTACGTGCCGTGGGCAAAGGTGATGCAGATCATCAATGACAAGGCAAATGGATGGTTGCCTGAATTGGTCGCATCCGAAGACCTCGGTTACGTCCATGCCGCACCTGACGGCACTGGTTACCTCTGTATTCAGTTCGTCAACGGGAACTGCAGCACACCGATTTGGCCTTATGCCATCACGGACAGCCGCAACAATCCCATCGCCATCGAAAAGATCAGCGCCCGCAACTTTGCCGATTCACATCGGCGCGGTGTTTGCTCTGCTGCTGCTGCATTCTTTGCCTTGGCCTTTGAACTTTGGGCGCGAGAAGAAGTTTCAGCTTCTTCCAATACTGAAACAGTTGAGACTCAACCTGAGATTCAACTGCAGCAGGATGCGCCCAAGCCGGCTCGTAAGCCCAAGGCAAAAGAAGAGCCAGCACCAACGAAGCTGCCACCTTCCGCTGACAGCGAAGCCAACATCAAAAAAAATCTGATTGACGATTGTGTTGATCTGATTCAGCAGAAGTTGGATCGCATGCAGCAGATCTCCTGGATTGCCGATAAGGCCACCAAGTGGGATCTCGATGACAGCGGCAGTAAGCTTGCCCAGATGACCGTTGATCAGCTTCAAAGCTGCATTGACGAACTGAGCAGCAAACCCAACCTGAAGCAGTGATGGCCACTCCCGCAGGTAACAAAATGCGGGTGCAAGTGCTCCTTGACCCGGAAGCATTGGCGTTAATGGAACGCGAGGTTCAACTCCGTTACAACACCAGCAACCGGGTCACTGTTTCTTCTCTCGCAAACGAGATTATCAAATCTCACTACGCAATCCTTGAGTCTCAAGATGAGTGACTTCGAATCGGCATTTGACGCCAAACTCACGTTGTTTGACGTGAAGCAAAAAAAGAGCGACAAGGCTCCGGACAAAACTGGCACTGTTGAGATTGAACTCAGCGAAGCCATGAAATTGGCCGAGTATTTGACCGCTCATCCCGGTGAAGATGGCTACGGCGGTAAAACCGTCATCAAGATTCCCGTCTCTGCTTGGAACCAGTGTTCTACCACCGGCACTGAATACATCAGTGGCAAGTTGTGGGCCAAAAAACCTGAGCGCAATGTTGCTCCGCCGTTCTAATGGCCACTGAAGAACTGCATGCTTTTTGGGATTTGCAGAAATTAAACCGCTTGTCCGAATGGGAATATTTTTCTCCTTCTCGCGCCAAGCGTGGTGAATACACCAAGCGTCTTGCAGAAGCCAAAAAGCCCATCAAAAAAGATGCCACTTGATTTCACCGCTCTGTTTCCGGAAGAGCCGCAACCCAATCACGGTCCGGGCATGTCTTATTGCGTTGCACCCAATGCACGAATGTTCGATTACGAACTACTTATGCCCGGTGAGCGTCGGATGCGGGGTTGTCTCCGCGCTGTTGATTCAGAAGATGCAAAACGCATTCTTCTCAATCGTCATCCAGGAGCAACACAAATTGACATCGGAGCGGGGCGGCGAATTTTTCCTTCATCAAAGAAGGCTTGATCCATGCTGAACAAGCGCAGGTACACGCCCGATAAACTCAAGCCTCTGATTCCACCGCCACCACCAGTACATCCAAATCCCGAGATTGATCGACAGATGATGGTGGATTACGCAATGCAGCGTTATCGCGCTCAGCTTTTTATTGACATGGAGTTTGATTCTTGAAACGCATCACAACCAAGGAAGCCACGCTGTTATGCGGCGTCATGCTTCAAACTGAACCGGATCTGCCGGGCGCTCAGCACGTTGATGTCATGGACAACCGTCAGTACATCCTTGACGCGCTCTACGTCATTGATGGCCGGGATAAACCCACGCATGCCATGCACAGCCTTTACACGGGCTTGTGGAACAAATACTTCAAGGTTGTATGAAGGCGTGGGAGAATCTACCCCGCTACCGTTCTGGTAGATGGGTTCCGGTCATGGCCGCTCCGAACGCTGATTTTGAGTTCACGGAAGGCCACGTCCGCATTCTGCTGTGGATGTGTGAATCACATCAACAATGGATTGATGAGGCGTCTGCACGGATCATGCAAAACGGTGAAATGCCATCGGAAAACCTGATGCGCTGCCGCGAAGGAATCGCTGATTTGAAGTGCTGGGGTCTGCGTTTGCTTGAGGTTATTGAAGCAACGCCTGATGACGAAGATGATGAATACGATGACGATTTTGACGACAATGTCGATTCACAGGAACTGGCGGATTTCGTCAGTCATCTCGAAGCGGGATGGAGCGTACATCGATGTGCTGGAAGACGGTCCACACATCCTGTACAGAAGCTGCGCCGGTGGTTACTGTCGCTATTCGGATGATCTCTGGCAGGCAGAGATTTACGTAGAGCACCTGCTCGCCAAGCCTCCGGCTGACTGATTGCCTGCTGCAGCATTTCATCCGCCAATTCCGGGCGGCCAAGATTCCGTGCGGCTTCACCAGCCAGCCACTTGGTCATGGTGCGCTGCTGATGCAACGCGGTGTTCAGCAACAATGCAGCGTTGTATATACCTTTGATGTCTCCGTTGTGCAGCCACTCTTCCAGCATCTTGGCGGTGGCTACTTCCGAGAAATAGCTTTCCTGCGTGCGCTCAATGGGACGCCATTCCATGGGCTTGTTTGGCTGCATTGATCGCCTCACTTTCGGTATCAAAGCAGGTTGACAGGTAATACGCAGTGTTTTGCTTTAGAAACCACGCACACCAATATCCGCTGACGCCAAAGCGCACCCAGACGGCGCCAAAGCCGTCCCGCGTAAATGGAGCAGGCAACATTGCATTTCCTTCTTCTTTTTACCGTCAATCCTTCCTACGATTTGCGCAACGCGGGAGGCGCCATGCACTCTTGGATCGACGAGACCAGTCTGATTCCAAAGAGAGAAACAAAGGCGCGATTCAGGTTAAAAATTTTTGATGCTTTTCGCGGTAAATGTGCCTATTGCGGTGAGCACGCACAGTCGTTAGACCACGTGATTCCTAAGCATCGCGGTGGCCAGACCGTAATAGAAAACCTAGTGCCAGCATGCCTGCGCTGCAATGGATCCAAAGGATCAACAGAATGGACGCTTTGGTATAGAGAGCAAGAGTTTTATACACGAGAGCGGGAAATTACAATTTGGGAATGGCTGTATCAGTTCAAAAATGAACTTTACTAGCCGACACAGTTTTATCGTTATTGTAATGACCAACTTCAGCGTAACTTACGTTGGGTTCTGAACTCATCCAATAGAAAATAATTTGCCCAATTTTTAATCCTGGATACAACGGCAGCGAATGCATCTTGCGTGCATTTTGCAGTTCAAGTGTTAATTTACTGCCGTGCCAGCCGGGATCGATCCATCCAGCGAGCATATGGGAATAGCCTGCTCGTGCTCTGCTGCTTTTGAGCGCGAACTGCCCGCTGATTTTATTTGGGATGTTGAACGTCTCTCTAGTCTCGGCCAGCACAAACTCACCGGGACGCAGCCAATAAGGCGCATCAGCCGTGCAGCCACAGATGTCAATTTTGCGTAGATCCACGTTGACGGGATCTTCAATCATCAGGTGATCGCCAAGCACCACATCAAGTGATGCCGGATTGAGCAGTTCTTCGTCAAATGGTTCAACCATGCCACCGGCACACAGCGCACGGATTTGCCAATCGCAAAGAACAGACACTCAGTAATCCCAGCGAACACGTGGACGACCTAGCCGCATTCCCAAATGCACAAAGCCTTTGGTGGCACCGTAACCCAGTGAGTACGGCCAAGTGCGGTCACAGTACTCCTGCACTTCGTAGATGTCCACGTTTTTGACGTAGAAGTCCACAGCGCCCACGCCAGTCATGTTGTACAAGTGCTCGCTGTTGTTGGCACCGCCAACGCTTGCATTGATAGCAGGCGGACGGTAACCACTGGTGATCACAATTGGATTGCCATTGAAATGACTACGAACCGTTTCTAGGTATTTGCACAGTTCCAACGCAGTGTCGCATTGAGCTTGTATTTGAAAACGACGCTTTTCGTCTCCCAAGGTCAACTCGCCATAAGTGATATTTGGCGTCACCTTGAACGTAAATGGCTTATCAGGTGTGAACCTATCGTTTGCGGGTTTGCCTTGTACGTGCTGGTTCATCAATTTGATTAACTTATCGGCATAAGTTGGATCAGTGGCATAGCCATCATTGACCAGCCAACGCGCAGCTTCTTCACGGTCACCTGCGTTATTGCAACCTTTATGAACGTGGTAATCCTTGTACCAACGCTCGACCAAGTAATACACGCAAGTTTCAAGATCTGGGAAATCAAGAAATGTATCTTGAATTGTGATCCATCTGCCATTGATATATTCCTTAGTGTTGCGGGCGGTGCCACTACCTTTCAAGCCAAAGTAATTATTTTCACCGCTGACATGCTTGCCATAGCCTGATTCCAGCGCCCACTGAGCAGCAACAACCTCTGGAAACTTTGCACCGGCCTTTTTCGCAGCCGCATAAACACCGTCCCAGTTATTGTCAAATTTGTCTTGCTTGCCGGCTTGGCTCCATGTCTTGAACCAGACCTGATCTCTATTCAAGATTCCAGGCTTTGCTTTTAATATCGCAGATTCCAATTCAAAGATTGCCGCCGTTTGATGCGGCAGTTCCTTGTAATACTTGAAAAGATCAACTAGCCGCAGGCGGTTCTGGGTCGTCATCGTTCCAAGGAGATGAAATGGACATCGGACCGCCCAGTAAGCGGCTGTCTCCAGTCTGCTCAGGCGTGGGGTCTTCGTGTTTAATTACAGGCTGACGTTTTTGCCGTTCAGTTTCAAGGTCAATGATTTTATTGACCCGGTCAACTTCGCGATCAAGTAGTGGCGTCAGAGTTGCATTGAATTTGCGTTCTTGCGCTTTGCGCTTCAAACGCTCACGCCAATCTCTGCTTTCATAACGCCACAACCACTGAACGTCAGCGTTTAACGCTTTGGGAAGATAATCTTCAGCGCCTTGACAATCAACTGCACCCAAGAGTTTTCCTTAATGGGTAGCAGAGCAATGACTTCAGAGCCGGCAGCCACAACAATGGCAACAACGGCGGCAGTGGTGGGGTCCATGACGAAATAGCGTCTACTACCAGCTTACTTTCTGATTTCCAGCTTGATCAACCGTTGCTCGTGATCAAGGATACGGTCATCCATCTTTCCAATCTTTTCTTCAAATTTGACTTGATTTTGAAGTACATCATCAAGCTTGGTGGGCACCGTATAGACCAAGTAAAAGATGCCGGATGCCAATGCCACGGTGGCTGCAACGCCAATGCCTGCAATGGCTTCTTGCTTTACGCCACGCCAAAAACCATTCTCAGACATCGCACGTCTGCAACGACGTTTTTATCTTACCGACCTTGACCACGTGTCTTTTTACGACCGTGATTTGGCTTGCTATTTGTGCCTTGACCTTGCAGCGTGAGTTTTGGTTTTGGCTCTTTGCGTTTTTTTGCGGCGGTGCCGACCTTACTCTTGACCGCCATCAATCCAGTCCTGCATCGGAGGTTCCTGCGAAGCTGCCATCACCAGCAGGCTGTACCCCATCGTCAGCAGCAGACTCAGCAACAACAGGCTCAGGACTGTAAGGATCACGCGGCCAAGCGGGATAATCTGCGCCAGTAATGTAGGCAGCTAGAGCCGGGGTGTCAGCCGTGTCGCGGATTGCGGTCACCTTCACGCCAGTGGCTAGACGAATGTCCTCACGCCAGGTCTTGAGCACTGGGTCGGCAGCTTTGCCGTTGTCAGCCTCGCGGATGATGATCCAGTCGGTTGGGGCAAGGAAAGTGTTGGCGGTCTGCCGGGTCTGGGCGACCCACTGATCGACAAGTTGGGTGTGATCTTTGGGGATCAGGTGACCGTCGGCGTCATAGCCCCAGTAGAAACGCTGATCGTATGGCTCGGGGTCAGGCTCCCAGACGATGCCCAGCCGGTCGCGGTCTAGCTGCGTGCTCAGTCTCAACCAGTTAGCCGGATAATTGATGTCCTGGTACTCCCACGGTGAATCCATCGGGAGTGTGCGGCCATCGGGGAGTGCGTAAGGCATGAGACTGTCGCGTTGGTTTGAGTTTAAGACGGGTGGCTAGGCGTGTTCACTACTCACCTAGCGCGGGCGTATTGGAAAGGTGATTCGGCAAAGGCGCAGTAAAGGACCGTTGCGCCATTGGTGTTCCAAGTTATGTTGCTTGTTCGCAACTTGAAACCATTGGAAAGAATGTCGAGTGGCGTATAAGACTTGTAATCTGTTTCAGCGTTTGAATAGTTTGCGAATAGCGTGAGACCCGCGACGTTGTAAGTATCACGCGCCGTGTCATACATGGTCCAAGCTTCTCCGGCCACATTTTGCTTCATCAGAATCCATCTTGGTCTAAAACCGGTATAGACAAAGGGGCCATCGCTTGATCCATTTGCAACGAATGAACCCATCGCAGAGTACCCGGTTACGGGGGTGAAACAGTAACATATAAAATCAAGAGTTGAAGCCGCAAATCCACTGCCGACCGTAAATGTTGTACTAGAAACACCATTAAACAGGTTTGCGCTAGTCGCTTTTGCATTTGTGCTATTTAGCAACAAGTAGTCATTTGTGCCAAGGCTAGAGTGCCACACAACCCAGTTAGTTCCATTGGTGCCTCGATTTTTAACAATAATCAGTCCAGGACTTACATTCAATCCATGTCCGATTGAACCCCCGCTACTGCTTATCGGAGCATTAACAATCGAGAACCCCGCACTGGCGTTAGCGCGAACTTGGCTACTTATGGAGCCATTGTTATTCGTTACGGTGGATGTGCCGGCGTCCCAGCACCAGGCGACTGCGCTGCCATTATTTGTATAGTTGCCGTTATCGTTGCTACCCAGTTGGAATCCGTCACTGTTAAAAGCTTTTATGGTGTTTGCGTCAGTATTTTCAGCAGATGTCTCGTTGGCAAATAAGTTTTTGCTTATGCCTCTTACGCTGTCGTAGACGTTATGTGAATACGCTTGGCTACGTGATTTGGTCCAGATAAAGTCCGGACTGAACGAGAATCCGCTGATTGTTTGGTTGCCTGCATTGCCGGTGTAAAGCTTCACTCCCATCACCTGATCAGGCTTGGCGATTACTGGGGCGGTGAGATTAGTATCGCACAGTGCCTTGAAGCCGCTGGGGGCGGTGTAACTGAACTGGCGAGCACCAAAGTTTATACTCAGGCTTACGCTTACGGAACTGCTTCCATCGGAAACGGCCGGAAAATACGGGCCACTTGTTAAGCCAGAAAAAGCTTGGCCTTGAGATGTCCCGTTTTTGTAAAATGTTAGCGTTCCATTATCGGCGTCAAACGCTACACCTATAACATCACTATTGGTAAAAGATGCACCATAGTTACTATTGCTAGCATTTGTGTATTTTTGCCCATCTGCGTAGTAAGCCCAACCATTGGCATCTGAACCAACAAAGTTACTAAAGGTAGCGTTTTGGTTAACTATGCCATACATTCCATTGTTGCCATTGGATGTGCCAACAATTTCCCAATACCACTTGCCAGATGTAATACCAATGGTGCCGCGAGCGTGGGTTTGCGCGTTCCCCGTGGCTGCGTCAAGGTTTCCATTGCTTAAGGTTGCTGTGCCCGCTGCAAGCGGATTGAGCGTGCAGTAATTCCCCCGCACCTCACCGCCCGCGCCGGTGTCCGTCCCATAGCTCGTGGGCGAATCAACCAGCGAATCGTTCCCGCTGCCCGATGCAACGGAGAAGTTGTTGGGGCTCCAATTATTCGATCCGGCGGCGTCTTTGCCGAGCGTCGTGCTGGTGGTGCCGGAGTTATCGCTGAACGACAGGCGGAACCCATTGGTGCCGTAGCTGATGCCGGTTGGCGTCTTGGGCACCCACTGGCCTGTGACAGCATCAGTCTGCGCGAATGTGGATGGGTCGGTTGCGGTGCCGTCAAGCAGGTAAAAATCGGCTATGTATCCATTGAAATAACTGGTACCACCACTTTCTCGACCAATGCCGTGAGCAGTTGTATTGTTAATGTCAAACTGTAAATTTTGTGACGGATAGTTTGAGGCGCTAAATGCTGTTATTTGCGTTCCATTTACATACAACTTGATTCTGTCTGAGGCCGTGGACTGTGTGGTATCAACGGCGCAAATAATGTGATAAAATGCGGAACAATCACGATAAACAGAAGATGTGACTAAGTTGGGACCAGTTCCTAAATAAGCTGCTAACGCATCACCGCTAGTAAAAGCCAACTCGAAAGCGGCAGAGTTGTTGCTATTTGATGAAAGTAAGACTTGATTAGATGAGAGCGCCGATCTTTTCACCCAGCAGGAAACCGTAAAAGTACGTCTATTGCCCGCACTGCCGGGCGTTCTGGACAGGTACGCCGAGTCGGCGCTGTTGAACCTGAGGCTCCTGCTGATCTGATAGGTCGTTGCAGCATCAGCGCCGCTAGCCAGCAGCAGGCCGTTGTTGATGATGCTCATTTCAGGTCAGCGATCAGACGGGCAGAAATGCGAGTAGCTGACTCGACATAAAACGCGACTACATCCACAGCATTGGCCGTCGTTGTTAGCGTCGGCGCGGTTCCTCCAGGAAATTTGAACGCACTATTAAAAGCCGCCGTCCGCCCCCCGGTCCCGTCCTGCGTTATGACGATCACGCCACTCTGCCCAGCGGTTTGGTTTGTCGGCGCTGCAAATGTCCGGTTTCCACCGAGCGTGACCGAGTAAAAATTCCCCAGTGACAGGTCGATGGTGATACTCGCGCCATCCGTCAGCGCCACCACCGAGCCACGCTGGGCAGCAGAGAATGACTGCACCACGTCACGGCCAGCCACGGTCATCGTGGCATCAGGCAGCGTGATGGTCCGGTCAGCCGTGGGGTTCACCACAGCCAGTGTGGTCTCGTTGGCGTCGGCGCTACTGCCTTCAAACATCAGGCTGCCGGTGGTGCCGATCTCAAGGTTGCCGGTAACCGTGCCACCAGCCAGTGCCAGGTAGGTGCTAGCCGCTGTGGTGCTGCTCAGCAGGCCAAGGTTCGCCGCTGTTACATCTCCGATCGTGATCCAGGCGGAGTTCGCCGCGTTCCGCAGCTTGAGCAGTGCCGGGCTGACGCCATTGTCGATCCACCACTGGTAGGCGTAGGTCGTGGTGGGTGCTGTCGAGCCGCTGTTCTGGCTGACGATCGCCGCCAGGATCGTGTTCAGCTCCGAGCGGAAGTTTGCCCCGCTCTGGTTGGCCAAAACATAGTCAGTTGCCTGAGCCATTAGGTGATCTGCCTGCCGTGACCAACGGCTTGATAGTCAAAAGACCTGCTAATCATGCTACCGCCGCTGTTGCGGAAAGTCACGGTGAAGCCAGTCCGGCTGACGCTGCTGAGCGTGAAGTAATCGCCCGTTGCCATGTCCTGAGCAGTAATACCCACGCTGGGGGTGGCGTAAAACGCGCTGGGGAAGGTGACGCTGTAAGCCGTAGCGCCACTGCTCAAGCCGCGTTGCTGTTCAGTCCGTCGCTGCAGCTTGGTGGTAACACCCAACTCGCTGATCACGAGGTTCTGCACGGGGTTGTGGCTGGTGGCTTCAACCTTGAACTGGAAGCCGCGACCACGGGTGGTGCCATTGACGTAAGGCTGCCAACTGCCCCAGGTCGGTGTACCGCTGGGATTGTCGTTGGTTGTTCGCACGTACAGCGCAGCATTGACGGCGCTCAAGTCGTCACCATCGATGTCGTCCCACTCGTCGATGTACTCAACGCGGTCATCCCACAAATTGCCAGGCTGGAAGGCACGGGTTTTGAGGATTGCCAGCAGGTCAATGTCATACACCTGGCTGAGATCCAGCGTGCTGAGGAATTCATAAGTGCCGGTGGGACTGGTATCGCCGTAAAAGTCGATATTGCTGATTGAATCCCAATCGGTAATGTCGTCGATCAAGCCGGTGGCAGTTAGCACCAGGCCGCCTTCGTCGACGCTGTAAAACATGTCGGTTTTGGTGCCTTGGAATGGCGGGGTGTCGTCTTCCTCGCGGTATTCCTGCACCAAATAACTATCTTGCGGTTCAGGTAGATCCACAACCACGCTTGCCACACCAGCGGATTCGTTGCCGGTGCTGTCGACCGCACGGATGATGTAAGTACCTTCCAGCAGTGGCACGATCTTGCGGGTGCTGCTGCCGCTAACTGCTGGGGTAATGTCATTGGCGCGACCCCAGGTGGCATTGGCGCCGATCTCGGGTGTATGGCGGATGCGAATTTGACCGCCAATACGAACATCAAGGTCAACAGCCTGGGGCCAATACAGTTCTGCGGTGTGCTGGTCAATCGGTGCAATAAACAGATCCGGGATGGTTGTCGGTGGTGCCGTCTTGCCCAGTGCATCAAAAATGGCGGTGGCTGTGCCAGAACGCTTGACATTGTTATTTAAAACTGAGTTTTCAGCCTGCAGTTCAAAGCTGTACCGCCCCACGTCGCTGTTAAGGATTTCGTAGTCCGGCGACTTTGTGAAAATCGTTGTCCAGTTGCCGTTTTCAAAGCGGTAGCGGAATACGAATTGAGTGATGTTTTGCTGTGGCGCCCAGCTAACAAGCACCTTGGACAGCACTTGGCCGTTGGATTCGTACAGCAGTTCTGATGCAATCAGCCCAGTTGGTGCAGCAGGCGGTTCGTTTAGGTCGGTGATGTCCCGTGGAGCCAGCGGTGTGTCGCGCTCGATGTAGTCATATTTGGTGTAGTCGTATTTGACGCCGGTGATGACGTACTGATCGCCTTCCTGCTCCTGTACCGAAACGACGCGGAACAGTTGGGATGACAGTGTGGTGATGCCAATAACCCAAGGCGCACCAACAGTCGGGATGGCATTCAGTGCTGTTGGCAGCGTGACGAGGTTGCCGTTGATGGTGGCATTTTCAATGCCTTGGTAGCTGCCGTCGGGCAGCATTACGTTGAAGCGGAAGCTGCTGGGTATGGCGTCGGTGAACATCACGTCAGCCGAACGATCCAGCGTGATGCTCTTGGCGCTGGCGGCACTGCGAACACGTCCACCACGAACGCGACCCGCACGCACGGGATCCATGACTTGAATTACGGTTCCGGGGCGGACGTACTGCCCAGCCGCAATGCCTGTAGTGAAGGTGACGACCTCAGTGGTATTGGCCTCTTCGTACAGCATCCAACGCCCCACACGCCGAGCTTGACCGCGACTGGTGCAGGCAAACGCCTCAATTTCAGTCTTGACCATTCCGTATTTATTGATCAACGCTGCGTCTTCCACCACCTCGTAGGCGTGGTCGCGGGCATCCATGTCGAAATACTTGACGCCAACAACGGTGTGGCGTGTTTTCAGGCTGCTGCCGCTGTAGCTGAAGCCTTCTTCGGTGACATTGGACTGGTTGAAGATGTAACCAGGATCTGTCGGGCGATCTTGGGCAAATTCAATCGTGCCAGTGCTCCAGTACGGCATCGCACGAAATACCGAGCACAGATCGTTAATGAGTTTGTACGCTTCTTCCTGCGTCTGGATGTTGACGTTGCAGGCAAAGCGCGGCTCTTGACCACCGCTGCCATCAGGCACCAAGGTATTTGCATAGGCGGAAGCGGCATAGAAGCTGGCAATGTCTAGTTGCGCCTCGGTAACCTGCGTGCCAAATCCATAGCGGTTGCTGGTGAGCAGGTCGTACAGGATCCAGACCGGGCAGGTCGTCCATTTCTTTGTGGCGCTAAACGTGCCATCCCAGACGCCGCCGTAGACCAAGAATCCTTTGGCGGAATCAACCGTTGCGTTGCTTGGTACTTTGACCTTGAGACCACGAACGCGGTAGGTGCGGGATGGGATATTGCTGAACTGCTCTGAGTCAAATTTCAACCCCACCAATGCGCTGTGGGGATAGACCGTCTTCGACTTGATGATTTTCGTGTAAGAAGCCCAGAACAGGTTGGCGGTTACCGTATTTGATCCAACCAAACCGTTGTCCCACTCGCCTTCTTTGGTGACGCGGATATTGATGGGACGTGCAGCGTTAAGGATGTCGATCAAATAATCGCGCTGGTACAGGCTGGAGGTATGGCCTGCAACTTCGTCACGGTCAACAATCTTCTCATAGGCATTGCTTGTGCCAACTTGAACTTCAATGGTGATAAATAGTCGCGCACCTTTTTCGCCTTCCCGTGGGTTTAGTGATGACAAACCTGGGATCGACATTGTGACGCGCACTTGGTCGATATTGGTGTCGGTGATGGTACGCACCACCGGGATTGGAGACTGAGCCGGGTAGACCCAGCCAACGCACTGAGCATTGACGTTGACTTCGGTTTCGGTGTCGTTGCCAAGTTCTGTTAAATAGGTCTGCGTATTTTTGCCGTTGCTATCTACCGTGCCATAACGAGGCGAGACACTAACGCCTTTGAAGTTTTTGTCTGATTCTTGATAGTCAGTTGCCGGGTTAGCGGCTGGATTAACAAGCGGTGTGTTATCTAGGAAAATGTCTTTGAGTAAAGCGCGGTTGTATTCAGTCGTGCCACGGGTATAAGCGCGAGCGGATGGGAAGCCTTCAATCTCGCCTTCACAGATCAGGTCAACAATCCGTGAAATTTGTTTGGATTGCAGGTTGTTATTTGGCGTTTGCCCAACGGTGATGTCGCCAGTATTTAGTGCAGCACGAACGCCCATGATTTACACCGTTGTTACATCAATGCCAGCAGACACAATGATGCTGCCGACTAAAACTTCGCCATAAATAATTGGAACCGGCACACCTTGACGCGCCACGTTCTGAATACCACTGAAACTGTACGACTTGCGGGGGTCGAAGTCAGAATCGGTGCCGGTAGATAATTGAGTGGTTGGAGATAGCATTTGCGACACGCCGCTCAATGCAAGTGCAACACCAATACCACCAATGGCCACTGATGCACCTGCTCCAAGAGTGAACGTGCCAGCCAACGCATTTGCACCTAAACCTAAAAATCCGCCACCTATAGGTGCGAGCAAAATAGCTGCAGCAATCAGTCCAATACCCGCCAATACTTGACCAGCACCATTGCCGGCACCACTTATTACAGGTGCAATTCTGATCGTCTCGCTATTGGAAGTCGGGTAGTGGATGTATTCCGGGTGGTCGCCAATCGGTAGTTGTAAGCGTCCCACACTGATCTTGTAGTCGTGCTCAGCCATGTGCGCCTGCAGACGCGGGAAGTTAGCCAGCAACAGGCGGATCGCCTCGGCTGGTGTCTTGACCGCAAACTTGAAACTGCGCTGTCCCAGGAATTTCGCCAGTGGACCGTAGACCTTGACTATCCGCATCACTGGCACCTGCTGCGGTGGCGTAGGACGCGCTGCGTCTTTGCTTGATAGTAGCGGCCATAAACGTCGCGGGAACTCAACCGACCAATCGCGTGATGTAGCAGCATCTGGTCCCCGACGTAGACGCCGACGTGGTTTGGTTGTGCTGACTCGACCGCCATCAGCAACGC